GATTACGGCGTCCTGGTCGGTTTGCCCTGATGGAATCCGCAGCCGAGACTTGATCTCGCTCAGTTCCGCTAGGGTTGTCCGGGCCATCGTTTGCCTCCGTGGTCTTCGGAGACTCCTGCGGCTCTACGGTAGGAGCAGGGTCCGCTGAGGTAGCGGGAGCCGCCGATAGCTTGTTGTACTCTTCCTCGGTGATCACCGTCGCGCCCACTTCTCGGAGCACGCGGCACCAACCCTTGCCGTCGTCGTTGAGGGCGTGAGCCCCCGCGCGCCAGTGAAGCCCGTCGAGGTTCCGCGCTTCGGGTAGATGCAAGTACATCATCCCCATGTCTCGTCCTCCTATGGAACTGCGTTGGGGTACAACAACACCCACTGGCCGAGTCGCCCCGGCCAGTGGGGGTCAAGTCTTACTGAGCGTGCGACAGGAAGTCGATCTGCACCCGGTCCGTGTTCACGATGGACGCGTGGTTGACCGCTAGGGCCTCGTCGAGCCCGCCCGCGAGGGACGTAGCCGCGACCGCGACGGACGCACCATCGCCCGTGCCTTCCGTTGCCTTCCCGAACATCATCTCCTTGGCCTGCGGATGCGCCGCGACCGCGTCGATGACCTGGTTGGCCGTAGTCACAGTGTTGTTGATCTTGATGCTGACCTTCGTCTCCTGCCCACCAGCGCCCGCGATCACGTCGACCGCGAGAACGGTGTCGGCCAGAAGTTCGACCTGAAGGGCGTTACCCTTCGTGCCGATGTAGTTGGGCGACTGCGCCGTCCACAGGATGTCGTTGTTGCCGCCAGCCTGAGCCGGAGTCACCGACGCCTGAACCGGAGCCGTGACTACCTTCACTGCCGCAGCCGGGTACGAGTCGACGCCGCCCGTGAGCGAAGTCGCCGCAACCGCAACCGCAAGACCGGCACCCGTGTCAGCGCCGCTGTTCTTGCCGTACATCATCGAGGAAGCCTGCGGGTGAGCCGCCACTGCGTCGATCACGTCGTTCGCGATGCTCGTGATCGTGCCGCCAGAGTCGGTCGCAAGCTGAACAGAAACTTTCGCTTCCTGTCCACCGACGCCCGCGATCACGTCGACCGCGAGGGGCTTGCTGTTGCCGGTGTTCAGGTACTCGATCGAGAGCGCGTTGCCCTTCGTGCCTTCGTACGAAGGAGTCTGCGCGGTCCAGACCACGTCGTTGTTCGCGCCTGCCTGGGCCGGGGTCGCCGACGCCTGAACGGCCGGAACCTGGGTCTCCGTGCACAGTTCGATTGCGTCCGTGAGACCTTCCGTCGCCGTGAAGGGGTAGCGCACGACGCTGATCAGTTCGTCTCCGGACTTCATGCCCGGAACAGCAACCGTGCTTGACGTTGCGGTAGCCGTGAAACGCCGATACTCGACGCCACGACCCTGAAGGAAGCGCCGCATCCGGCGCAGACCGTGACCACCTGTGTTGAGCGGCATGACTGTTCTCCTGTTTTCTTCTGGTTACCCCGTCAACTCACCCATGGGGAGGGGGCGACTTCAGGGGAGCCTGGATTGCCCAGGCTCCCCAGGAGTCAGCTATTACGATCCGAGAGCGATGTTGCTGGCGAGAACCCCGAAGTGCGGGTCCGCGTACTTGGCGTCCACGCGCAGGCTCGGGAGGAAGCTGGTCGCACCCTCACGAGGATCGCGCCAACGCTCGACCCGGATGCGCCGATGCCAACCCACGTACAGGTTGAGCGGGTGCGTCAGGATCGTGAAGTTGTCGTAGTTGATGTTCGTGCCCGCAACCGACGAGATGCCGGTCATGAGCGGCACCGGGACCACCGGGATGCCCCGGAAGGCCAGCTTGGTGCGCAGGTTTTCCATCACGTTCGTGTCCCCTAGCGGGGTCGCACGCCCGGCCAGTTCCGTCTGGTAGCCGTCACCGTGCTTCACCGGCACGTAGAACCGGAGCGCGGTGGGCTCACGCCGATAGCGCGCCGGGAGGGCCGCAACCATCCGCGCGAAGAGCGAGTCGTACGTCGAGAACGTGGCTGCATCGAGCCGCTGACCAGCCGGGAGACCCGTCTGAAGCTGCTTGATCATGCCGTCGAACTGGCCCAGGACCGGATGGTCCGCGCCGTCCGCCAGCGTCCGCGCCGTGTCGGACTTGATGATGAACTCCTCGATGTCACGGCCGACAGCCTCGGCCAGCATGACCATGATCGTATCCGCGAGCGCGTCACGCTCGATGTTGTCCTCGAACATCTCGTCCGACACCGGAACTTCGCCCTTGAACAGGACGGTGCTCAGGGTCACGAGAGCCGAGAGCGGCTTCACCCGGTCGGAGTCCGCGAGGCGTGTTGCCTCGGCACCGGCCCGGAGGATACGAGCACCGAAGTTCAGGCGGGGAACCTCGAACTTCGGAGAGAGCGAAGTCTGGTTGTTGGACTCCTTCACCAGAACGCTCTCGTCGATCAGGATGCGCAGAAACTCGCGCGCCTGTTGCGGGGAGAGCAGACCGCCGCCAGCCGGGCTGGTGATGTCGGGGGTCGTCCACGTCGCCTTTTCGAGCCACTGTTTGTTGATCATTGCCCTTGTCCTCTTTCCTTTCGTTTAGGCGACGCGGTTAGCGTCCAGCCCCGTTGCCGAACACCACGTCCTCGAACGACTCACCGAAGCGATAGCCCTGGCTCTTGCGAACCTGGCGCTGCTCGTCGGTCAGAACTTGCTTGCTCTCGGGCTTCTCGGACTTCTCGACCTTGGTCACCGGAGCGCCCTTCGCGATCTCGGCCTTCAGCGCCTCGATCTGCTCGCCCTGCGCCTTCAGGAGAGACTTCATCTCGTCCATGAACGGGGGCATGACCGGCTTCTCCTTCTCGTCCTCGGCGATCACCGGGGCCGCGCCAGCCTTCTCGACACCCTTCACGCTGAACTGCACCTTGCCGACCATGCTGCCCGGCATGCTGCGGGGAGTGAAGTTGCCGCCGATGTTCTCGTCGGCCGGACCGCGCTTGTCCACATCCGGCTCGCTGTACTCGTACGGCTGAGTCGGGACAGCCTTCGACACGAACACGGGCTCAGCACCCATGATCTGCGCGAGACCGTTGACCGCGATCGCGGTGCTCTTGCTGACCTTGCCTACGGTGTCCTTGCGGAGCGCCTTCAGAAGCATGTCAGCGGCGGTCGCCACCGACGCGTACTGCTTCATGATCTCGGCCAGTTCGCTCTTCGTGATTTCCTGCGCCATGGTGGGTGTCTCCTGTCCCTTCGTTAGTGGTTGACCGTCTCGACTCTTGTACAGTGCAAAGGCACGGCCGTTGGCGGGCTTGTCGACTGCGTCGACCCGATCCACGTCCAGGTCTTTCAACTCGTGCGTGAACTCGTTCGCCACGTGCCTGTTCCTCTCAGAACTCTTGCCCTGGCACTGGCGCTCGCTGGCGCGACTCGTCGGGGCGGGTTTGCTGCTCTACTACCGCTTGACAACTCTATTCTACCGCCACACAGAATGTTGTGTCAACACCCGTTTGGTACACCCTTGTTTAGTGGTCCTGAAGCCCCCGGAGAGCCGTCTCGTAATCGGCCAACCTGAAGACGTTCAGCATCTTGCAACGTCGACACTTCTGCTCGACGGTGCCCAGGTCCGGACGCAACGCGCCGGGTCGCGTGAGCGGCGGACGATACACAAACAACGTCTTGTTACAGGCCGCGCCGTGCTCGTTCACACCAGTGCAGCGGTAGACAATCGCGTCCATGTCATCCTCGGGTTTCATTCACCCACAATCTGCGGACCTTCGGACTTTGATGCGCGCTTCTCGCCGGGCCAACTTCCAGACTGTTCGTGCTCGTACCACGCACAGAATGCTTCGGGATCGTCTGGCTTCGCCTTCGGGACGATACGCGTCATGCAGTCGGTGAAGTCACCACTGCCCTTGAACTCCTCGACCACCTGCGGACCACCGCATGCGCACTTGTACAGGGGCGCGCCCTCGTACATGTCGTCGGTCTCTTCGTCGCGGCCCGGCATGCAGATCATGTCCTCGCCCATGTCAGCATCGGTCGCGACCGGGCTCACTGCATCCCCTTGCTTCGCCTTCTGCTCGCGTACCTTCTCGGCCTCGTTCGTGCTCTCGACTTCGATCACTTTCGGGCCGGGCGGGTCCGCCATCGTCTTCGGGTCCGGCTCGACGCCGCCGATGTTACCCGGCACCGGAGCCTTGAAGCCTGCGCCCCTCTTCGGTTCCTGCAAGTACATGTCCTTGTACCAGCCCATCACACTTCCTCCCCGTTCTTTGCGAATTTGCGAGCGATGCCCTGGAGGCTGTAGCCTTTCAGTGCGCCGCGTTCGACGCGCGTCCATGCCTCGGGATTCCACACAACTCCGAGCATCCAGGTGCCCGGTACGATCGTCTGCTCGATACCGTCAACGCCCTTGATCTTCCACACCGGGCCACGGTAGATGTACGACTCGACCACTTCGCCCGCGCCGTTCGTGTCGGCCATGTGCATCAGGCCCGCGCGACTCGTGAGCCCTTCCTTCTTCGCAAAGGCCCACGCGCTCTTCTCCAACTCGACTTCGGACATCGTGTCGCCGTGGTAGTCGACTTCACCCGGCGCGTACACGACACCGAGCGTGTACCGCTGCTTCTCGGCCTTCTGAACCGGGACCAGCTTCGGCACCTGCTGATAGTACGCTAGCTCGACGCCAATCGGCTCGCCACCTTCGACGGCATTCTTCTCGATGCGGAAGAACCGCTTGCCCAGGCCGTAGTCGACCCGGAACACGTTAGCCTCGATCGGCTCGACCATCACGTCATCCTTCGACTTCAGGATGATCTTGTTCACGCTGATGAACTCATCGAACGCCTTCGCCAACGCGTTGACCGTCGCCGGGTCGATCTCGACTGCCTTGTGGTGCTTGTTCGCTTCGATGGCTCGCAGTTGGGCCTCGGCCTCGGCCTTACTGCCGTGGGTGCCAAGTACCTTGCCGCTCTCGGCGTGCACGGTCCACTTGTTGCCGCCGCCAGTGATGTACTTCTCGATTTGCTTCGCGGTCTTCGACAGCGGGCAGGCGGGCCACGCAAGTCCGCACGCTTCAGACTTCGCGATGCACTTTGAGTGGTACGTCTCGATCCAAGTCGGCATGGTGGGTTCCCCCTGCGGCTCTATTCTACCATGGGTTGCGGCCTCGAACTCCTGGGCGTACTTCCTGGACCACACGTCTAGCATGGCCTCGTACTTCAGCACGTCCGGCATGCACAGGCCGTCGATCGGCTCCTCGGCCCCGCAGCGAATGCAGCGAGGGTGCCCGTTGCCGTGCGTCCACTCGGCGGCACGGAACCGATGCGTCGTCCCTTCGTAAATTTTCTTGTTCCGTTTGATTTTTTCGTTCTCGGCCTCGATCGTGACTGCCTTCTTCGGGTGCGCTCGCCGCCACCGCTCAGTCTGCTCAGCAATGTGGCCCAGGCCGCGCGGGGTCGCGGGGGTCTTGCGCCGCTCGCTCTGCTCGCGCAGTTGCCGCTCTACCTCGGACTCGCGCTCGGGGTTGGCGTGCGCTGCCGAGTCGCGCTTCGCGCGATCCCACTCGGTGCTGTCGTAGTACCGCTTCGACTTCGGGCTGTTCGACTGGTCGCCACCCACGTAGGCCATGAAGACCACGTCAGGGGTGCGGCCTTCCTTGGCCCACTCGGGGTGATACATGGCGTTGAACTTCATGCGGCCCGTCTCGATGAAGCCCGCCTTGCGGTAGACTTCAGGCAAGCCTGGGCGTCCCTTGCGCTCGTACTCGTAACAGTCGAGCATGCGACCGCCGCGCCGTACCGCTTCGAGAGCCGCCGCCGTTCCGGCACCCTTCGGAGCGCCGGGGTTGCGGAACACGTTCTGAATGTCGCCATCGGGCGCAACGGTCGCC